TGAGGGTATGTTGGATCGTGCAAAGCAAAGCGTTGCAGAATGCTTGAAGTATGCTGAACAAGAAAAGGTTGAAGACAATTCAAACATCGTTCGTCTTTCAATTCAAGATCATGTTAATAACAAAGTAAGAGACTTTATTGCTGATCTTGATGGTATGTTGGACAATAATCCAACAGACTTTTCAATGTATGCTCTTTTGCAAAGTGCTCAGTTTCCTGCAAATCTTGCAACCAAGGTTGCTGATCATTATCGTCCAATCATGGAAGAAATTTCTGATGCGATTGATAAGAAAGACCCACAATTGGTTGAGGGGTATAGTCGTTATACCAAAAAGCAAATGAAAGACTTGCTTGCTCTTTATACGGGTATTGTGGAAGACTGTGAAAAGCATAGTGGTAATATTCGCAAAGCTCGCAAGCCTCGAAAGAAGAAGACCATTAGTGCTGAAAAGAAACTCAAAAACTTTCAGTATCAGAAAGAAGATTCATCTTTCAAGATTTCTTCTGTCAATCCAGAAAGCATTTTGGGATCGCAAGAGTTGTGGACATTTAATACAAAGAGTAAGGTTCTTTCTGTATTTCGTGCTATTGATCGTGGTGGTCTTAATGTTAAGAGTACTGCTATCATTGGTTATGATCCTGCTACATCTCAAGCAAAAAAGATCGGACGCAAGACAGAAGAAGTTCTTAACACAGTTCAAACTGGTGGAAAGATTGTTCTCAAAAAGTTGTTTGACACTATCAACACAGACAACCTCAAGTTTGTAGACCGCCTAAATAGTAATACAATACTATTAAAAGTGGTTAGGTAAATAATGTCAAAAATCTTAAAGTTTCCAGACAAAAACGGTGAGGCAGGATCATCTGCCTCACTAGAAGATACCATCACACAAATTGAAGAAGTCAGAAAGATGTTTTGTGATGAAGTTAGTAGTGACGTTTTCGAAGCAGCATTAGCAGTCATAAGTAATTATGGTTTATCAATGAAATCCGATATGGGTTATATAAAAAACGCTGTTTTTATGGAAGAAGCTATTAAAGCTTTCGTTTATAAATTGAAAAATATTCATCATCCAATGCACGATGTTGTTGAAAAAACAATAACAGTTGCAGATGAACTTGAAAAAGAAATTGAAGAAAAACTTGACGAGTCCTTGAAAAAGCATTAAAATTGCATATATACAATATTATGGACGATAAAAAATGATCATTATAGATTTCAACCAAGTTATGATATCAAACTTGATGATGCAACTTGGAAACCATACAAACATTCCTGTCGAAGAAGGATTGTTTAGGCATATGGTCATGAATTCTTTACGCAGTTACAAACAAAAATTTGGTAATGAATATGGTGAAATCATCATTGCATGTGATGATAAAAACTACTGGCGTAAACAAATCTTTCCTTATTACAAAGCTAATCGTAAAAAAACACGAGATAATTCTGAGATTAATTGGACACATGTTTTTGATGTGTTTGCAAAAATCAAAACAGAATTACGTGAAAACTTCCCATATCGTGTAATTCAAATTGAGTCTGCAGAAGCAGATGATATTATTGCAACCATTGTTCAAGAACACGGAAGAGAACTTTGTAGTAAAGATCACGAAAAGATTTTAATTCTTTCTGGTGATAAAGATTATATTCAACTGCACCGTTATGCTAATGTAAGACAATATGATCCAACCCGTAAGAAGTGGATCACACATAACAACCCAGACAAATATCTTTATGAACACATTTTAAAAGGAGATGCGGGTGACGGAATTCCTAATGTACTTTCTGATGGGGATACTTTTGTTACAGATAAGCGTCAGAGACCTTTGACACAAAAAAAGATTGACATGTTTTATGAAAACAAACATAATATACAAGAACAAAACTTGTCTTCAAATTTTGAAAGAAATAAGCTTCTTGTAGATTTGACTATGATACCTTCTTATATTAAAGAAAAAGTATTAACTAAATATAATGAAGAAAGCGGAAAAGACAGGTCTAAAATCTTTAATTACTTTATAAAGTACAAGCTAAAAAATCTCATGGAAAATGTAGGTGAATTTTAATATGGCAAAACTATCAATATATAATACACTTCAAAAGTGTTGTGAGTTTGAAACAAGAGAAGAAAAGATAAATGCATTACGTGCAAATGGAAGTCCTGCATTGTATGCAGTATTAAAGCACATGTTTGATCCAAACATCAAATTTCTTTTGCCAAAAGGCAATCCTCCATATACTCCTTTGGAATTTGATGAACCAGGCCGACTATACGTTGAAGCCAGAAAATTTTACTTATTTGTTGAGGGTGGTCACAATTCTATCAATCAACTGAAACGTGAATCTCTCTTCATTAGTCTTCTTGAAAACATTAACAAGGAAGAAGCAGAGCTTGTCCTTGCAATGAAAGACAAGAAAAGTCCAATCAAAGGACTAACCAAAAACCTAGTCGCAACTGCTTTCCCAGGATTACTCCCAGATGAGCAAACAAATTAAATATCACAAAACTGAAATGATGAGAAACAAGAATAAAAACTATCATGGTTATATGGTAGAAGAGGAAGAAATTTCTCTTAAGGAAATTAAGAGAAACAAAGAGCACAAACATTATCGTAATTATGAAAATGCGTTGAGATCAAAAGATGTCAATCGTCTTATGTCATACGAGGAAGATTGATGATCGAAACAATTACAGCATCTATAGGAATTACTTTTATATTAATGTTCGTTTCCATTCTTTATTACTTCAGAGGTAAGAAAGAAGGAATGGAACTTGTTATGCAAATCTTACATGATAGTGATAAGAAAGCATTTAATCGTCTCCACAATAAATTAAAGAAAGAAATAGCAAATGTCTGAGACACTTTTTTTAGTAGATGGATTGAATCCATACGATCCAAAAAATAATAACAAAACTGTTATTACAGAAAAGACACCACTTTTATGTGATCAAGTTAAGTTAGACATGCTTGCACAAGGATTGAATCCCCTAAATAATGAAGATGTTCGAAAGTTTTGGGCATCTAAGGGTGTAGGAATCAATGGCTAATTATACATTCTATAATGAGAAAACAAAAAAAGAGTTTGACATTTCTATGCCAATCTCTGAGCTTGATTCCTACAAAGAAAATAATCCACATTTAAAGCAACTCATAGTAAGTGCTCCTCGTATTGTCGATCCAACCAGATTAGGTCTTAAGAAACCTGATGCTGGCTTTCGTGATGTTTTAAAGAAAGTGAAAAAAGCTCATAGGGGGAGTACTGTTAACACTTGGTAAGAGGTACACATGGATAAACTTTCTCGTGCAGAAAAAAGAATGTTAAAGAGACAAAAAAGAGGCGAAGAAAAAAACATTGTAGTAAACGGATTAAAAATAAAACAAATAAAACCAAAAACACAAAATCAAGAATTGGTTTTTAAAGATTTTACAAATGGAAAAAATTTATTAATACACGGATTGCCAGGCACGGGAAAATCATTTATTTCACTCTATCTTGCATTATCAGAGATAGAAAATTTTAGAACATATCATAAAGTTGTTATAATTAGATCAGTAGTTCCTTCCAGAGATATGGGTTTCCTTCCAGGAAACATTAAAGAAAAATCAAAAATATACGAACAACCATATCAAGAAATTTGCAGAGAGTTATATGGAAGAGGAGACTCATACGATATATTAAAGAATAAAGGTATAATCGATTTTCAAACTTCATCGTTTTTAAGAGGATTAACATTAGACAATTCTATTATTATCGTAGACGAATGTCAGAACATGACATATTCAGAACTATCAACAATCATAACAAGAACAGGACAAAACTCAAAGATTATATTCTGTGGTGACTATAGACAAACAGATTTAAAATATGATGACGAAAGAAGCGGTATATTTTATTTCATGAAAATTCTAAAGAACATGCACAAACATTTTAGTTGCATTGAGTTCACAGAAAATGATATAGTTCGTTCAGGATTGGTAAAAGAATTTATTTTAACAAAAGCCAAATACGATACTAACTTATATAATATGGTGCAAATGCATGTTGAATCGGAATTCAGAAAAGACCAAAATATTTCGACACATTAATAAAAAAATTAATGAACAAGTAGAACAAATAAACACGGACTCTGGAAGGTATTACCAAACTCCTTCTGGAGTCCGTTATCCATCTATAACAACAGTTGTTGGAATAATGAATAAGAAAGCCATTATGGAATGGCGCAAACGTGTTGGAGAAGAAGAAGCAAACAGAATTTCTAACAAGGCTGCTTCTCGTGGAACTCGTGTGCATTCTATTTGTGAAGATTATCTAAACAATGTCGATATATTTTCTAAGAAATATAGTTTGATTGATCTAGAAAGCTTTTCTAGATTGAGACCTGTATT